CTGAAATGAATGACTTCAAGACTCTGCTTGGCGCCGGTGCTTACACTTGGTATGAAGCGTCTGGCTGTAGCCTTCGGACGTGGAAGGCGGGCACTAAGGGAGTGCTCTCCTACGGTAGTGAGGAGTATTTGGTGGTGCGTCATGGCTCGAGGAAGTGGGAGGTTCGTCGGGATGGTGAGACGTGGTGGTTTGGTTCTCAGTGGGAGTTGCTGGCTTGGTTTGGTGATCGGTTGTGAGGCGTAGGTCGCATCATGGTGAGGGTGACGATTTTGTCATCCTCACCAATTGGAAGGTTTCTAATTTCATAACGAATGTGTTGCTGAAAGGTTATCACATTGCTTATTATAACGATACTGGCAGGATCCATTATTGGCAGAATGGCTCGAAGGAGTATCACATAATTTCGATTGATAATATAATTTCAAGCGAGACAGGAATAGAAAATGGCGTCTATCGGTGAATCAACGAAGATTTTTCTACAAGACTTGATTGAATATGCTTGTGAAGGCAATGAGGTTTTAGTTAAAACAAACAACCTTCTATTTAGCACTCGTAACAATTCGCCGTTTATGACATGGATTGTAATTTACATGGGCCAACGTTTTTCATTGGTAGTAGAAACAGGAGCATTCGATATTGTTAATTCCGCAATTGCCAATTTCATTTTAAATGTGGACAGGAAATTAAATGACACAGACAATTCTTGAGCGCACGGGCGATAGTAATTGGTATATTAAGCACACATGTCTTAATGATACTCCCGAGCGGACGGCGGCTTGGGTTAAGTCGTTGAAGTGTGATTGTGATGTCGATTCAGACGACTAAGAGAAAGTTGCGTCATTATGGAATGCGAGAGTTTTATACTCCTGCTGGATGCAACATTCTTTATTGCGGTTGCACAGCATTTCGTTTGATTAACGACTATACAATGGAAGTGTGGAATCACTTTGAGACAGAAAGTGGAACAATTGTTCATTACAATTCAATGAATGAAAGAAACGAAGCACTGTTGGAAATGGGTATGGAAAGCATGGGAGTAATTTAATGTATCACTTCAGGGAACTGGCTAAGAAACTTAATCTGGTAGATCAACTGCCTGGATACAGCATTGCTGTCAGGTGCGATCGTATTCTGATTGACGGCCTTGATTTTCGGCTTGACGTTTATGGGTGGCCTGATAATCGGGTAGTGTTTTCAGACAAGACTAGTGGGCTGAACACCATTAAGCGATACGGTCACGCCGGCGGCGAACAGTGTCGCAAAACTTGGTTTGAGATGCTTAACGCGATTGGAGTTGATACTACAGCGGCCGAGAACTGAGGACATACTTATCCCCCGGAAGTGGTTGGTTCCTTCCGGGGGGATAAGTGTTTATGGGCGTTCTGCGGTGCGTGCGAGTCGCTCCCAGGCGGCCCAGGTTTCGGGGCCCCATACGCCGTCGATTGTGACGCCTAGGGCGCCTTGTAGGGACTCGATGACGCGGTCGTGGGCGGCCTCGCTGGCATCGCCCCAAATACCGTCGGGAGTGGTTCCTACGACGGCTTGTGTGTAGGCGACTCCCCAGGGGAACTCGCGTCCACCCCAGTTACTGGCCTTGATTACTGCGCACATTCGTTTCTCGGTGTCTACTCCGAGGATGTTATCCTGTACGGCGCCGAGAATTCGCTGAATCTCAATGATGTTTCCGCCGCTGGAAATTGCGGAGTTGTCGTCGATTACTCGAATGCCGTAGCGGGCCTGGTCAATGTGGCGCTCTCGGCGCGCGACCACACCTCCGTTGTCCTGTGGGCCGCCAGTACCCCACGTGGTGTTCCCGTCAATGCTATAGAATGCGCCTGCGGAGTTGGGCGGCTGGTCCACGATTCCAATGTGCTGGGCGACGCCCTCTCCGTCGAAGTCGAAGGTCATGAGGTCGCCGGGGCGCACGCCCCACTTGTCGATAAGGACGCCACGAGCTCTTGCCTGGGCCTCACGGGAGGGGACGTAGGCGCTCACCCAGTTGATCCCTACATTGCTGAGTACCCAGGACACGAACATGTCGCAGTACGGCACACCTGATGCACCGAAACTGGGTGACCCGGTGACCTGGGCATACCAGCGTCCGTACTTGGTTCCTGCTTCGTCGTCGGCCCATCGGGAGTATCCGATCTCTGCTTTGGCGGCGGCAATGATGTCTGCGCGAGTTGCCACTATTACTCCTTGCTAGGAACGTTCTTGCTGGCAACACCGAAGAATGCAGCAAACAGGAAATTCAGCGCAGCAATCTTGTCACCATCAAATACGCCCCACACTCCGAGGCAAACTAGAACGCCGGCGCTAACGACATAGAGCCACAGTCGGTATGCGTCGGGGATGAAGGGGGGCTTGGGGGACTCGTGCTCACCCATTGTTTTTCTCCTTGAGGTAGGTGATAATTTCTCTGAGTTGGCGGTTTTGTGCGTCTACACTTGATCCGCCGTGGTTTGGCTTGACGTGATATTGCACGTCTTTTAATTTGTCTTCAATATCTTCAAGCCGGTCTAGAACACTAGGTGTCCCGTCTTTCCCGTCCCAAACATTTAGCATGGACGCTAAGTGGTCCATGAATCGCGTGACACGGTAGATGAATCTCCCTGCGATTGTTAGCAGGGATATGACGCCGAGAACTAGGGCGACGTCAATTGTGGTGGGACTAATGTGTATCATCGGACAAATATTTCAGCGAACATGTTACGCGTCTCTGGCGAGTCGGAGAAAAGACGACCCTTCCTGTATGTGCTGCGCATGATGCTGAGTACTTTGTCACCATACATCAGTAGCCGCTCTCCTTCACGCAGGTCAGAGACCTTATAGGCCCATCTTACCCTATCCCCGCGTGGCTGGCGGCGCTGGGCGAACCATGTGCCGCCGTCGATCCAGATAGAGACCTCACCGTCGGGACAGCGCAGGGAGAATGCATATTTGGCTTTTCCAGTTTTCTTCATGACGAAATCGTCATAGTTGTCTGCGAATTTGTTGGAGATGGAGTAGTCTGCATAATCCTCGGCATAGTTCGTGATGAATGAACCAAAACGAGTGTGTGCAACTTCGGACTGAAATTGCTCACTATTCACGAAGTCTGTGACGATGAACCCTTCAGCGTGGCGGCTAATTCCTTCCTTGGGTTCAATGTGGAATCGAATGAAATAGGGGTTCATAATGCTGACAGCATTAGAGAGCATGAGACAGCGCACGCGGTCCTGATAACGGTCCACGGTTGAGTAAAAGTCCATGAAAACTTTCGCTTCATCAGGAAGATACCGCAGCGAACCTTTATCAATGATGAACTCATCAAAGATAATGGTGTAAACATTTGGGTAGGCAATCGATTTATTGGCCTGCGCTGTAGAAAGTGGAATGAAGTACCCGATGGTCTCCCATTTCTTCCCTACTTTTCTCTGCGCGAACTGCCCTTCGACACGGAATTCCTCATCGGGAAATTCGTGCTGAATGTCCGCGAAGAAACTGTTACGCCCCTTGAGTTCAGTCTTGTATCTACGAAGATAAATGAATTGTTGGCCCTTATTGATTGCGTTCTTGATAACAATTTTCTTAGCCCCGTAGGTCTTTCCAAGGCCGCGGGCACCCATAATCATATTAAACACTCCCGCATATGAGAGCACGTTAGAGAAAGAATAATAGGAAAACTTTTTCTTCATCAGTGTCGCCTTACTGTCCACCAGCGCGTGGCGCTTAGATTGTCTATAGATTTCTTAACGGGACCATAATACGGGTTGCCGCCGTGCCCTACAGTGGTGTTCTGGTCCACAACCATTTCTACGTGATCGGTTTCGGGGTATACACTGCCCGTAGAGCGCCATGCCATGACGATCATGTCGCCGGGCCTCAGGAGAGCCTTCTGGGCGGCCGTCATGGCTCCAGAACCGCGCTCAATGACTGCCTGCCCACGGAAGTACTGGTCGCCCGTCCACGTGCCTACAAAGACGCCAGACGTGGCCTTGTAGGCGGCGTACATGAGCCCGCTACAGTCGGTAATTCCTGAACGGTCGGGGTCCTGGCGGCCAGGACACTGACAGTAGGCGAATTTGCCCAGGCGGGCTAAGACCCACGCGAGTGCCTTGGCTCCATTGGAACCATCAGATGGAGCCGCTCCCCCACCTCCAGGGGTAGGAGCTCCCGCCTGTCCTCCCGTGATGTTCTGGACGATTTCACCGATATTTACTTCCCACAGATTGTGTCCTTTGGAGTATAGGCGGTGAATTCCGAACTTTGATCGCATTGTGAGGATGTTTGAGTCGTCTGCGGTAATGATGACTTTGCCGCCGTCAACGGTTACTTGCTGACCGTTTTGACCAACGCTTCCACCATTTCCCGGAGCGTTAATACCGCCCACGCCAACGTCAACACCGCTGGTGTCTTTGTTTGCGATAATGTTCTTGGCACTACTGTAGCGGTTATAGTATCGCCCTAGAACGCCATTAGCCATAATGGCGTTATACATCTGATTAAGGCCGCCGCCAGAATAGTTATTTGCAACCTGCAATGCATAGCGGGGACCCTGGTGATAGGCCACGCACCAGAGAATAAACGCATCAGTGTCCGTATCAGGGTTAATGTTATATTGCTTGGCAACATTAAAATATGACTCAAGGTCCTCGGTAATCTGGTCACCCTGAATATCCTTGCTAGCAAGCAACAGATCACGGAGACTATCCCCAGCCGCCCTACTGAGGTAGTAGGTGTTCCACGAACTTGAGGACTCAGAGACAGTTTCCAACCGACTACGCAGCCCCGCATCCACTCGCGCATACTCGGAAGCGTGGGCGGCGCGCATACGGTTGAGAATGGCGGCGGCCCTAGTTCCATACCACTGAGCCAAGCCGACAGTGATGGGGTCATTGTAGTTGATTGCCGCATAGTTCATAGACGACTCAACCTGCCCAATTGCCTTGACAGCAACTTTCTTCGCGTTAGCGTCCCAAGCCACAATTTCCTCCTAGACGACGGTGCTCCCCTGATTATATCAGGGGAGCACCACCGCCTCAGAATATGGGGTAAGTTGCGTTGACCGCGAATGTCTTTTCGCTGCCCAGCCTTGCGGCGGGAACTAGAGCACCCGTATTGTCAACAATTAAGGGAAATGCTGTTGCGTTATCCCACGCTGTAATGTACATGTTTCGATAGGGCCTAGCCCACGCAGGAACGTTAAACATCGTCAAGAATGCATCAAGTTGGACAACTGAAAAGATTCCGTGAATGCTTACAGTGTCGCGCTTTCGAGCAATGAACATCTGTAGGTTGTTGTCATTCTTGACCCGATCAAAACTTGCACCATTCTTGAGATTGTGCCAACCGAAGTCAACCCAACCACTTCCACCTTCAAGCCAGTTGTCAAACTGTCTCTGAGCAAACTCATAACCGGCAGTTCCGAAGTGAACACCAGCATCGTCCGGGAAGTACCGCGAGTTCTTGCCATCGTGGAACCATGACCTTGATCCCTCGCACACTAGCGCACCGTAGGGCTCGAAGACCTCTTTGAGCACGTTAGTGGCGTTGGCACAGTTCATTGCCATATTCCAGTCATTGTTGAGCGGATGCTCATTGTACAGGACCGGAATAACGTAGATCTTTGCGTTAGGAAAAGCCCTTACAGCCTTCTTGATAAACGTAGTGGCAGACTCGCGAATGTTTTTCTGTCCACGAATATCGTTAAGCATGTCAATGATATAGATCTGCCCCGTAAGGCGCGCGCGATCACCAACAGAGTCGGAGATAGCACGATCAATCTGAGTGTTGAAGTTGTTGTCAGGAGTGCTAGTAAACCCACCACCAGAATATCCATAGTTGTGGGGAATCTCGCCCTTAGCGGTAACCCAACGCTCCCAAGTGCCATTAGGCCACCCGCGACTCTCGGCGTTAGATGAACCGATGATTAGTGAGTGTGGGTACATTACCCGATGAAGCGGATTGTATCGCTTATCACTCTCAGTCTTATTGTAGAAATTATTGTCCACAGTTTGCTTAAGAGTTGCAAGGCGACTAGTCACATCACCACTAAGCGCGGTAGCACTAGACTTGATCTCAGTTATCTGAGAATCAATCTTGTCCTGCCACTTCTTCGACGGAACCTTCAACTTCCCCCCACCAACCGTGGGAGCCGAAACAGTGTCTCCCTGGTCATCACCAATAAATAATGCAGTGACCACACGACTCTCGAAAGACTTTAGTCGCGACTCCAGTTCCGCGCGTTTGGCGTTGACGGAAGAGTCCCAGTTGTTGTGCAACTTCTCCATCTCAGTAATGAAGTTATTTACAACATCATTAATTCGATTAACAACCTTATCCTGTTCGTCACCAAAGTTGTTAGTAAACTCGATAACGTCCCCTACGCTTCGGCGAATTCGCTCGAGAACATCAATATACGTCAGCCCGTCACCGTAAGTAAACGGTGTAACATTGTTGATTGAACGCGAGTTAACTCGCCACATAGCCCGGTCAATGTTACCGAGAATCTCATCACCAGTAGCCATAGTATCCTCCAATACCATATCCGTAGATTCCACTCCTGATAAGTCCCCCAGGAGTTTTAGGGTTGTCACTATCCCAGATACCCATGAATAGGTCGCTAATATCTGCGATAACTAGGTCGTCAACATTAATTAGAGTGCTTCGATAATCAGCGATAGCCCGCGCTTTGCTTCCCGAATAACCCCACGACTCAGAGTTCTGGTTGTTCTGGTAGTTTGACGTTGACGATGACGTACTGTCAGACTCATTCCGAGACGTAGAACCACCACTAGTGCTGGCGTCACTAATCGACGTGGCATAGTCGCCATCGCCAGCAAGACGTGTCTGGGGAGTATCGGAACCAACTGTCCGCCCCTTAGATTCATTGGTTCCGCTGCCACTGCCAGTTTGGTGATTGATTCCCGAGTTCTGAGACTTCCCGTCCTGGCCGGTGCGCGAGTAGTGCCTGTTTCCTTCGAGCGGGTCAGTGTTCTGCAACTCGGCAAGATACATTCGATTATACCGGGGCATAATCAAGTCCATCCTGAGAGACATTCGCCAGATAAACACATCGATTGTTTCGTGAGCAATTTCCTGTAGCCAGTACTCACGTTTAATTCGATCGTTCAGAGTTTTGCGATAATTCTCATCAAAGATGGGATAGTTATCCAGCCCAATGTGATCGTTCGTTACTTTAACAACGTCACGCAGCATTATTGTCGTTACCGACATTCTCCCCTCCGTAAGTAGTCGTGTTGAGTTCAGACAGATAGTCAGAAAGGTTAGGCGCAGCGTTGTCGTCCACAGCCCAAGAACAAGAGATATTAAGCCCAAACATCTCATTGATCTGTTCGCAAGCAAGTAGCCTCGGCTTCATAAACGACTCACGCGACGCCAAAACTTGACCAGAGTTTGCTGCTGCTTCCTCAACCACCATTCGCTCACGCTTCTCGGAATTGACGTTCATAATTCCAAGCATTGTGAGCGCCTCGCCCCATATCTTGGACTTAGATTCCATATGTTTAATAGAGGAGACGGCGCCCGCGCCGGCATTCTGGTTGAGAGGAAACACCCCAATCATGTTTGCTAGGTTATCCATAGACATGTTCTCAGTGCCCCAAACAACGGGCTCACCATCATAAATCCTAGAAATAAGATTCTGAACAGTAAGGCGCTGGTCTTGGGAACACGCAACGATCATGGGGTTACGCTCATTAAGCAGATCAATTTCGATTGTTCTATCAATCTGTGCAAGTCGCGCAGCGTACGACAGAACAACATCAATCTCTGGTTCTCGGACCTGGTTGCCCCAGATACACACGCTCTCTGAAGCTTTAACCTCGCGCGAGTAAATACCGTTTCGAGACACGCGATAGCCCGTGGGATTATCCTGAATATCCAGTGGACCTGAAATGGTTGCTGGCATTGCCATAAACATTTCAAACATCGTGTCGAAATAGAAAACAGAATATGCATTATTGAAGATAGTTGCTTCAATGAATCGCGGATCAATTCCATTAGGCAGTCCCTCCCAAGTAAATCGTGAGAGACACTTTCCCATCAGTTGCCGCCGATACATGTGCTCCAACTGAATCTGCCTAGCCTCGCTCGAGGACGGAGGCTTAAGCATAATCTTATTATAGATTCCGTTCTTAACGTAATCGGTTTTAGCCATTTAGTCTCACCTTAACCCGCGTATCAATGAAGTTACGCTTAATGTTCGTCCTGCCAATCCTATCAGGAGACCGCCACACAGTCACACCCTTCTCGAAAATGCCTCGAATAGTCCCCTTGAAACTCTCAGGAATATCGCCCCGCTCAAGATAACATTCAACCAGTTTCCAGTAAGTAAACTCAGTCATGAGAGAAAGAGTGCCAGGAATCTTAACCCAAGTATTCATCGTATACCCATAACGCAACCAGAACTGCCCGATCGCATGCATGGCGTTCTCCGAAATAAACCGCATTCTACAGTCAATAACAAAACCGTGAGCCACCATTGGAGAAACATATCCCGAAGTCTGTCCCACAACAGCAGGAGGGATAACCTGCATATCCTGACGTTGAGCGTTGATTGAAGAAATGGCTGTCTCATAGTCTCCATTAGCGGTGAACTGTGCGAGTTCATAGTTAGTATCGCGCGCGGCCCGCTGCTGAGTCTGACTAATCTGAGACGCACCACTAGCCAACTGATTCTGGATATTCGCAGTGGACTGTGCCTGCGAATTAGAAATCATGGCATTAACCCCAGCAGTAGCCGACTGAGCAATACCCGCACCAACAGCCTGCCCATTAAGACTAAGGGCACCACCGAGCGCCATAATTCCACCTTGCGCCGCTTGCACAGTTGCCCTCATGTTATTATAACGCGACTGAGAATCCGCCATAGCAGAATTACCCCACATGGTATTCTCGGCCCCCGCCGCCGTCGCAGCAATACCCGCGTTAGCAATATCCCGACTAGCGGTAGCGGCGCGCTGGGCGCGCTGCTGCTGCCACTTGGCATTATTAATCTGGGCTGCTGCTGTATGCGCGCTGGACGCTAGAGCATTTAGTGCTGAGTTGTTAACCGCCGAAAATGTGGGCAGTGAGGTATACCCAGTACACATATCCCACGTTTCACCAATTTCCTCACTAACCTTTCCGTCTCGAATATCCAACACATTCCCGCCAGCCACACTATTGTAATCCCTGAGAGTGAAAAACACCGCGGGATTAGGAGGAGCGATATGTGAATACTGTCGAATCTTAAGGCCAGGAGTTTTAACAGACTCAGGGCGAAACTCAACAGGATTGCCTGAATAGGTAGTCAACTCAAGAATACAGTAAGGGGCTGTAGCGAATTTCTTAAACTGTCGATACTCCTCCGGAACGTATTGTAGTAGTTCGTCTCGGAAATTAGCGTCATTAAGAGAGTAGTCCTTGGTGATGTAAATGGAAGACTTGTTCATAATAGACCAAGTACCAACATTCCCCCCGTCCCCCACGGGAACAGGACTTCCGGCGTTCAGGTCAACAACTTCCTTAGGAATTAGCGTGATGGAACCAATTCCTTGAGCAACCCATGGAAACTTGCTTAGACCCAACATTCCTTGCTTAAACTGGTCATAACTGCAAGCATAAATAATAACCCCGTTGGGCAATCCCTCGGCATTGCTGGGAAAAGCAACATTCACCTTAGGGTTGCTTTCGCTTCCATAGCCCTGATTCTTGTCAAGATTAACTGTGGAAGTAATGACAACAGAATAATCTTGCTCGTGAACCCTAGAAAGGGTCTTCCGGTACGTCCGAATAATACGGTGCTCACCGCCGAGATCAAGGCCCTCGGGCTGAGTCAACCACTTCCGACCATAACTCTCATTTGAGTCAACAGCGGCAACGCCCATGTGTCCCCGCTCAAGATAAGCGTACCCGAAACTAATGCGGGAATAATATGTAGACCACACATCGAGTTGGAGAGTCAACTGCGTTGTGTTGGGTGCAACATAGTCAATCGACGTAATGAAATAGAAAAACGTGGTAGGTGTATATCCCTCAAAACCGGGCATGTCCGCAGGCTTACCAGGGTTCTCAACCATAACATAGTTAAACTGATTCGCAACACTGAATGGCGTAGGAATGCGGATAGGTCGTCCCTGCGCGAGATAAGTCATCTTAGACAACTCAACCTTATTCCGCTTAGGCAAAGACCGCACATAATCCCTCGGAGTCCTACCGTACGTGCTCCAATCAATAATGTCACGATACGTGTTATCAAAAGGAACATTAACCATAGAAAGCAAAGTCCCCGCAGACCACACAGAATAATCAAACGAAAGACCTGCATTAGTCTCAGGGGGCATATCATAAATCTGATTCGGCATACATCCTCCTAACAAGCAAGGCCCCAACCCTTTCGGTTGGGGCCTTGCTCTATTGTAGCACGGTCACTTCTTGACCTGGATACTAATCTCCTTGTTTGCGGGCTTATTGCCGTTAAGCCCCTTGGTGTCAACATTCACACCCAGAGTAAGGAAAGCCTCAGGCTCATCCGGTCCAATAGTAAGAACACCATCGTTGGAAATCTTAGTCCCCTTAGACTTGGCATTCTTGAGGTACCAGTCCGTCGCGTAACCCTTATTGGCAGGCGCGGTCTTCCACTGAATCGCCGCCTGGCGCACAGCGCCCGGAGGCATGATCGTAGACTGTGTACCGTCAGAACGGGTCACCGTGAGGTTCGCGATCTCGGCGTTAGTCTCAGCCTTAGGCGTCACCACAATCGTGTTCGGCTTAGTTCCGAACGCGATCGCCGGAGTGAACGGTGAGGCACTCAAAATGGACCAGTGGTGCAACCAATAGTTATCATACAGGCCCTCGGGGTTAGAGATGCTTCGGTTCTCAAGGAGAATATCCTTGATAACGAAAAACTGTTTGCTGGTGAGGATGGCCGAAGTGTCGGGCATATCCATAACCTCGGACGGAACCGTGATGATGTGAGACGGCGCCTCAGCATCGCTACGGTTGAAGGCCCCGGCCAGCGAGGTCACGTCAACGTTCGCCTTGAACTCGGGCGTCGCAATAAGCACCAAGTCTTCAGGGCGAGCAAAAGAGTGAACCCCGGCGGAATTGAATGCAGGCGTCGGATACATCATTTTATTCGCCGCAACTCGAAGGGCCTTGAGTGCTGTATCGACCTTATCCTTGTTCACCTCAAACTGGTTGAGGTCAGCAATCTGCATCCGATAGAAACCAAACGAGGCATCGTAGGTCTTAAACAGACGCGTCATGTACAAGAACTCCGACCACATATCTGAAGACGCGGCCACGGACATGATCTGAGAAATCATCTCAGAAAGACCATTGTCCGAAAGGAAGGCCCTACGGAGAACGTCGCGATTAAGCGTGATCTTAAACTTCTCCTTGCGATTAAGTGTGTGGAAAGCACTCTTAGCCGGGGGAGGAGCCTGCCCAAAGACATCGCGCTCAAGGTAGTCGCGCTGTTCCTCGTAAATGGTGGGCTTAATGAAATCAAGGTGAACCTCTTCAATCGTGTCACCAAAGTTCATCATTCCCTGCTTGAAAACAGCAAGCGGGTTCTTCCACGAAATATCCCGAACAATGGTAGAACCAATTCGGTTAATCAGGGCTGACACAAACTCATTTCGAGTAATGTTGTCAGACATGATTCCAGCGATAGTCTCCTGAATGTTGGCCTTAGTGGCCTCAGGAACCATGTTCTGATAGTCATAGCGCGCATCGCTACGGATGGCATTAAGAATATCAATATTAGTGGTGTCGTCACGCAACTGGGGCATAATCAGTTATCCTTAAACAAATCGGTAATTGACTTGGGGTTCCAACCAGAATCAGGAACCTTGCTATTCTCGTTGTCGGACCTAGCAAACAGCCCCGACAAACCTGCCAATGTCTTGCCAGTATTCTTTGCGGCCTCCGTATCGATGCCTAGTCCCTCAACTATAGCATTTCCAGCGTCCTTCGCAGCAGTGCCCGCCGTTCCAGCCGCCGCCTTACCCACGGCGCCCAGGTCCCTGCCCACCTTCTCGGCAGTGTCCTTAGTGTTGCTCAGGGTTGCCTTAACGTCGTCCAGTCGCATCTCCTTGGACTCGGGAACATCGTCCCCCGCATAGGGGTTATTGAGTTCCCTGTCCGTTGGCTCAAGGGCTTGACCTAGGTTAGCCTCAAGTTCTGACTGAAGTTTAGAAACCTTCTCACCGAAAACTTCAGTAAGTTTCTGCCACGCTTCCTTAGTGTCAGCAAAAGGATCCTTCTTCTCGTCCTCGGGAACAATAGGATCACCCGGCTTATTGTTCCCCTTCTCCGAAGAAACCTCAATACCATCCCCGTCGGTGTCCCCAGGATCGTGAGCCTGAGTGCCTTGGTGGTCCTTGGGGTCCTCCCCCATCGCGCGCCACTCTTCATCAGTGCGCTGACCACCATTCTGATTCTGAGCAGCCTCAGCAACCTTCTTAGGATTAGCGAGGTCATCGGGATTCTTAGGTTTCACGCCCTTGTTGGCGTCGTGCCGCGCCTTCTGCTCGGCCTTGGCCTTCTCCATCCCTGCCGCTTCCTTGGCGGCCGCCTTGTCCTCCTTCTCGCGTTCCTTACCGTAACCCTCCTGAACCTTCTTGTCAATAGACTTTGCGGCCTCCCCCGGGTTCTTTGCCGCTTCTTTAAGGGACGGTGCTTGAGGTTGTTTCGCCTGCCTTTCTGCGTACTCCTTCCGCTTCTGCTCAATAGCCTTATCGCCGATAATTCGGCGATTCCTTTGCTCTACTTGCCTATCAACATCCCGTCGCCGCTTATCCTCAAGCGGATCATATTTTGACATAATTCCTCCTAAAAAGGTAGGCTAGGAACTTACGTTCCTAGCCTACCACAATACCCAACTATCTGAAAGTGATCCTGAGGGGTGCTACCCAACCGAGCGAGGCCCAGTTCATTAGGTTGCTTCCTCGCAATCGGTCAGAACTCACTTACCAGACTTGGGAGCATTCTTGGCGAGATACTCGATAACCGCCGCCTCAACAATCTCCGAAGAATCCTTGCGAAGAACCCAATGCATCTCCTCAAGATCGGCAACAACAGTCTTGGAGAGACGGAACTTAGCAGTGGTGTGAGTAGAAACAGGACGTGCCATGATGATTACCAACCTTAATCAATCTTGAGTGTGAATGTTGTATCCTTGAGGACTGTTCCCCCAGGAACTCTTACGGGAATCAGTTTACCATTCCAGGAACCGCCGCGCAACATGTCATCTAAAGTGAGTGTTGCTGCCACGTTCCGGGGCATCCCCGCAATGTGTACATCTAGTTTACCATTAATTTCCTCCGCATATTGCTTCGCACGAATGTAAACCGATTTTGTGAAATAACTCTCATGCTTCCAGGCGCCCAGTTCTACGGGATCAACCCACAGTGAGTCTGGGGGAGTGGTGGGACCTATCAGGTGTAGTGAGTCTGTGTCGGCGTACGCGAAGGTTTCATAGTTGTCTTGTGCTGCGCTAATAGTTTTCTTTCGGGCATACGCAGTAATGAAAACGCCCATCGGCGTATAAACGGGGTCACGCGTCTCGGGTTCATTCATTACTAGTGAAACTCTATTATCTTTTAGTTCAGGATGCTTTCCGGTAATATCAGGGTTAGTTGCGAACTTTCCATACAAACTGTTTAGGTGTAGTTTTGCAATCTGTCGCAATCCTCCTGTACTGTTTTTCTTAATTTCCATAAAATGGTCAACATAATTGTCGAAGAATCCGTGTGAACCGCGAAACTCAAACGTTCCATTCCACGAATAAATCTTAAAATCATAATGCTTTTTCCACAATTCAATATCAATATTTGTTGCTACAACAGTTGTTGGTTCAGGAACTTCTTCGAGATACTGCGTTGGATTAAAAGAAAGATTCTTTTTAATTTGGATACAGGGAATATGATTGGGTTTAAGTTTTGCTGTAAACGTAATCGAAGCAATATATAGCGGACGATCTGTTCTAGGGGCGCCCTCCGAATAGATCGGATCCCCGTAGGGGAGTAGGGCCGTTCGCATAACCGAGGGGTACAGAGAGTTAACGTCATACACACTCCCAGCACCATTCAGTTTCTTTGAGAATCTAGGGTCAGCATAAGTGAATCCGCCACGATATGCTTTTCTAATTTCTGTATCAATCTCTGGCGAAAGGATCGGGAAGCGACGAATAAAAAGTTTCCCCGTCATCTTCTTATAGGTTGCCAGCGAATCACTGCCCGCCGTCAACTTCGTCATCTTCTCAGCAAACTGAACCTCGAGTGCTTGAGCAACAATCGCAACATCATTCCGTTGATAGCGTTTCTCTTGCTCTGTAGGGATATAACCTATTGGGCGATACTTTTCATAGTCGATTTCTAGTTTCTGGTCATGTAGATTGAATGCTTTAGCGATTGCCGAAACGGACATGGGCAGTTTTTTAAACGAATCTCGAAACTCAACCCTATACCCAGTCTCGAAAACCACAGTAATTGAATAATACTTCCCCATACGAGAAATCAAGGAAGTAAATTCCTTCACCCCAGGTGAATCTTTAGTCCACTTATAGCCATGCTTAAGCAACCAATCCAGGATGAATGTGCCATCAAAGGCGAGGTTATGGAAATAAATGTGGGATGCTCGTTCAGAAATGTGAGACATAAACCCATCAAGGCTAGTCCCGTCAACATAATCCTGTAGTTTGCCTACCTGAATAATACCCCAGGACCATACACGGCAGTCTTCCTCAACAGTAGTTGTCTCAAAATCCGCACAAAACGAAGGGACCTTCTTATGGCTACGCCTAACGCCGGCCCTTACGGGCTTTGCGCTTATTGATTGGCGAACCACTGAAATCGTCCTCCGGTTTAATCTGAATTGAATGAATCTCCTTCAAGAGATTTTTAATACCGCTGTTTGAATCTTCGACGTCTTCGTAATATAAATCTTCGCCCGCTCTACGTTTCTCGAAATATCCTTCTTTCGCTGCTTCATACTGCAAAGACAGTTGATTGGCGAAATCGGCATTAACTGTCCACATTAGCCATAGCACGTCATCGGGAATGTCTGTAAGAATATCATACAGTTCAGGGTCACCAATAACATCAAGCATTGCAGCAATCTGTTTCTTAGCATTAGTCAATTTCGCTTGCTTACCCTTAGCGGTTATATCGCGCAAAACCTGATTAGTTTTCTCGCGCATTGCCTCAGCCGACTCAAAATTAACAGATCGCTTATCGGGATTCATTCGCTCAAGCGCATAATGTGAACCGCCAGCAAGATAAGTTTTCTTTGGACGAAAATCTCTAATCCAATCACCCACGCTAGCGTCGCCTAGTTGGGGGAGATGTGTTCCCGAAACAGATTTCTCGTAAGCATCTATATCTGCATTATAGCGTCGCACAGCATCACGATAACGACGAACGTCTTTAGCAGAGATGGGATTACCGTGACGGTCACTGTAATACCAAACACTACTAGAATTATTAAACTCACTAAGACGCTCAAGTTCTCTCGAAGCATTCTTTAACGTAACCTTTCCTACTGCAGACTTGCCTAACGGATCAAACTTAGTTCCACGAATATCAGCCCCATCGTCACTGGTGGCCATCCGATACATTTTCCTAATGGCCCTATCGCGCTCAACCTGAAGCATCTCACGCGCCTTATCCAACTCAGACCTATGCCGTTCGCGCTGACTCGCCTTAGCCGACTTAACCCGAGAACTACCCTGTTCCTCAGAAAGTGTATCCGGCAAAGGATTAAAAGAAAGAGAACCAACAAACGACCTAATATCATTCGCAGTATTCCGAACATTCTTGGCGCCACGCTTAAACGCCCTATAATGCTTACCCCAATGAGACCTAACCAAACCAATCACCCCCTGCCCCCTAAGGGGCAGGGGGCAACTAGTATCCTACAGGACCACTCAAGCCAGCGTCACCGTCGTGTACTCACGACCACGACCAGACTTAGCCGAACCAATCTCAACAGCCACCGGCTCCGGCCACGACTTAACATCACCCAGAATATCCACAAGCCGCTGAATCTGAGCAACCACCGTCTGAGACGAAGTGCCAAACGCATTGCCGTCCTTGTCAATCACCGTGATCGCACGACGCGTCTCAACCTCACCAGTGTCCGTGTCAACAACATCATCCTCCGTGATAACAATGTCCTTGATCTCAATCGTCTTGCCGCGCAGTTCCTTAAAAGAAACAGCCGAGTTCTGAGCAGTGAAGAAAGCCTTCTTGCCAGCGAAGTCGTCAGAGAGGGAAGAGTAAACAACAGCCATGATCGTTTCCTTTCGTGTATGGCTTGATTTCATTTCAGAGTTCTGGTATTACCCGTCCAGCCGGGAATCTAAAATAGTGGTGAGGAATCAATGTCTTCAGGGAATAAAATGAACCCCTCATCCGTCAATGCTGTGCACACAATGTCCTCAGTTGGCGTGTCCTTATCAAACTCTAAGTTGTGTGTGTCTATTGACAATGTGTGCGACGTTGTAGTTATTCCACGTCTAACGGTCACTTCATACTTGGTTCCAAGAATTTTGAATCGTCGAATATGATCAAATGAAGTGGTGTATCTTTTAACTAGAAACCGTTTAGATTCTAATCTATCCGAGTATGCTCTCACATAAAAATCATGATCACAGTAAGAATCCCAGCCACCCATAACAACCAACTCCCAACCCTAGGCGCCGCCTTCGCAGCAATCATACCCCCAGCGACACCGACAGCAACCCCGCCCGCACTAAGCCGCTTGCCATGAGTGCGCACGTCACCACAAGAACAAACTTGATCATCGCCAACAGAATTGCGTCGTTCATTTTCCTGCCACCCCATTTCCTTGTCAATCCAGATGAGTTCGCCGTTAATGTTTTCCCACATTGTTGTCCCTTGAAGGTAGTTCGCCCTGTGATAGAATGAATGAAATAATTTTGTTCAGGTCTGCTGTGCTGAATTCTGAGATGAAAACACCGTAATGTTTCATCTTATAGTCAAACACTACTTGCTCGCCATAAATGCTCACGTATAACGGTGTGTCGTTAACTCTAAATGTTGCATGTTTTCCGCCACCTCGTATGAAATATTCAATCCAATGTGTGATGGTCTTCTTGATAACTTTATGAGTAGTCATAATCACGCATCCAGCCACTTGTCAATCAAAGTCATTGCCTTAATAAGTCCCCCAATGTTGGTTTTAAGTTGATTGAAGCCCCAATGAAACACGATTTCATCTGAATCTGGATTGTTGTCATGAGCGGTTACGCGAATTCCATGAACATTAAAGGCGGTCCAATCGTCATCGTGATTGACGTAATAATCTGTCCAACCACCAATAACCGCCCTAAGTTTCATGCTGCCACAAGGCCGAGTGTTCTGTGTGTAATACATGTCAA